AAAAAACTAATATCGGTTGTCGCTTTTGTGATTGTAAGCGGGACGTTGATTGTCTTATCTAAAAAGAGGGTTTCACCGGATATGGTTGTAATGGCTTGTTTTATTTCCATACGTATCATAGTCGAAGGCTGGTCATAACGAAATCCGCCTGAGTTATCATAAACACCGTTGATAAGAAGAGCATTACGATATGGCAGCCGGACATCTTCTGCGCCCGGATTTTTATATAAACCATTTGGGTTCGGTGTATTTGCCGGATCACCAGATGCTTGCGGAATCACATAATAGTCTCGATCCAAACGTTCGACGCTGACTGCGAAATTGTTGGATGGAAATGAAAAACGAATAGGGGTGTAATTATTGTTGGATGCGAGGTTAATCAGCGGTATAAATCCGATAAGTGAATTTCGTTTAGCGATGATAGACGCAGGTATATCTGTGTCACGAGGTCCGACACCCGGAAGTGTGCTAGGATATGTAAATGTGCCAGGTAGAAGTGTAAATGTAGTAGTGTAATTCAAAGAATATATGTTAAAACGATGCCCATATTCGCCTACAAAATAGACATCACCGGTTGGCGAATCTTGTTGTAATAACGGCGTCCATGTTGGAACGACAGCGGGCATTTGTTATATTTTTTTACACCAGTATTGCTGATATCTCCATGTAAAAAAATATTACCTCATGTACCAATTATTCGACAAGTAAGCACCGACATTCTTAGTAGATCCTTGTCCGCCGGTATTTGTAACCATCTTCATGTTCGGGCCTTCATCCACGATGCTCTTGATTTTATTCGAACCGACGGAATAATTGAAATATTGGATGGTTGAAATATAACCACTAAAACGGTTGCTTGCTTTGCTTTCGCCGATATATACCTTGCCATAATTCTGTAATGGAATACCTGCGGTTTTACGACGTTGTGCGAGACGACCGTTGATGTATAAGTCGATCACGTTATTTGTTACTCGAATTACGGCATTCACCCAATTCTTCATCGGAATATCGGTTGCGATAAGCTTCTCGTGTAAATTTTCTTTCTTGTCGGCTTCGTTGTCATTCTTGCCGTTGACATCAACGACCGCCAATAGTGACACATTCACACCTTTATCGGTGCGGTCGGGGTTTGTAGCGGTGACGGATTCTGTAAATTTAATATACAATCCCGGAGCATTATTTGGATAATAAATACCATCCCCAGATGATTTCGTTCCTTCACCGCCTTTGCTAAATATTCTTGAATATTTGTCTTTTTGGAGAGGAACCTGATTAATATAAAACCATGTCGACCACGTATATTCTAAACCACCGTCTTCATTCATAGACCTCGAGATGAATACCGAATCCTCTTTCGCTGGGTCCTGTGTTCGTTCCATGACCATATCCTCCGTATTTGCGGTTCCGTCTAACACAAAAGGCGACATCGATGGAAGCAATAAATACGACAATCCGATAATGGATAGTTTTACTGCCACTGAAAATACGATAAACACCATTAAAATAAATGCGAATTTGGCAACAAGACTATTGGATTCCATGAATTCTCTCAAACCAAACCCGCTGCCGCTGCTTCCGGTGCTAGAAGACAACCCAGCACTACTTGGATTTGAAAAACTTGATGTTATTCCTTTTAAAAATCCGCCGCCACCTCCGTCGCCGTTGGTTTCACTCATTATTATTGTATTCTTACTAATATAATCGAATAAAAAAACAATCTATTCAAATGAATAGGTTGTTTTGCGTGATAATGGTATTGCGTTAATGGTTTAAGTGCTAACACTCGCCTGCTCTTGATTATCCACGATGAAACTTAATTTCACCTTGTATTTATTGAGAAGGTCGCTCCAAGGGCTTCCACCGAATCCTTGGGAGTAAATATCCCATGCTTCTTGCGGGGCGATAGGTGCGGCTTTCAGTTTTACATTCGTAATAAAACCGACATCCGCAGTCTTAACTGGTTCGGAGTCATCGCCTAAAACAATACTTTGGGTTTCTTGAAGTCGCGACCCCTGATTTACAACGCACGATTTTACGAGTTTTCCATCGACATAAACATCCATCGCGGAACCGTTGAAACTGATAATCAGATTAACCCATTTTTGAAGAGGAAATTCGGCAATTTCGCAGTCATATTGTGCATCAGGTGCGCCTGACCTTGGGAAAATCTGTATTGTGTTCGTGTTGGCTTTAAACTGAACTTTGAACATGGTAGTACCGGCATCTCCTGAACCACCGGTGTGAAAGCTCACGACATTCGCCCCATTCACCCACTTCTTGATGTAAAACCAGATAGAAATGGCGCTATTTGCTTTAAAACTACTCGGTAGATTCGACCCCTGTAGTGTTGTTTTGTTACCCCATTTCTGCATCGTCCCTAAAGTTGTATAGGTCGTCGTCAAAGCCTTGAAAATGACATACAACAGTAAAAGAATAACAACGATTGCTAAAACTAATTTTGAATTCATCTTTTTCTTCTTCGTATAATAATTACATATATTATTTACTTTGAATAGACTGTGGTGGTTCCTGCCGCTTTGACTTCATCTTCGATGGTCTTCATTCCAATCATCGGCGGATCCTGCGACTTCAACATCGTATATGTCCAACGTATCTGTTCTTTTGTTAGAGGAACTTTGTGAAATCCAAAATTACAAATCGACCCATTCAACCCCTTGTTGTTGTTTGTATCACCAACAGTAATCGGTTTCAATACAATATCCGGCATAATGAAGTCGCTGCGAACAAGCAGTCGATTATTCATAAATACATCCATCGTTTTTCCGTTGTAATTCACGACAAAGTAATTCCATCGTTGAAGAGGAATTGTCGCATCGAGCTCTTCATCGTTATCCACCAACAGCCGGATTTGGTCCTGTTTATCTTTTGATTTCCCTTTGATAATCGTATTGTAATTCGTGCGTGAATTGTAAATCAAGGTCGAACTGGATACCGGAGTACCCCCAAGGTCGAGTGTATTACACCACAATTTCAGTTCGGTAGTCGATGTATTATACGTCATTCGCGGAACCCCGCCGAAATCGAATATTTCTAAATCTTTATCGGTGCTAATAACCGGATTATTCAAGAAGACCCAACCCGAAATCGAATAGTTGTATCGCTTTTTTTCTTCAACCGGACAATTTGCCGCCTTGTCTTCGGGTGAGCGATCAATACCTGTGTTATGATAAATGAAAATTTGCGGGCTTTGCGTATTCAGGTTGGTGTCATACTTCTGTTTCAGCGATACAGGAGCAGCCACGATTTGTGATGCGGATGCTCCGATATAATTTAATAGGTAAGGACCACCGTATAAAATCGCAATAAGAAGCAACTCGATTGCGACGATAATCCAGATGGGGCGGGTAGTATCACCAACAGCAGATTGTGAAGATGTCAGCATATCGAGGAATAAACAAGGAATAAATAAAATGCCGAGCCATAATAGTTTCAATATTTTCAATCCGATTGCGGATTTCGTAAGATGAAAGAGGAACATCGCCAAAATAAGCACGACCATCACGGCATGCTGTTTCGCATACGCAAGCGCACATAACACGATAAAAAAGACAGTATTGATAATGAAGCGGACATTCGTAAATAGACTTGCGAGAGATGGTTTGTTCGTTCCGCTAGCTGCTGCTGGTGTGCTCGAAGACGGGTTCAGCGTATCGATGAATTCCAACCCGAAATGAAATAAGAGAATGGCGATACCTAATACAGTCATTCCAGTAACAGACATGCGGTCTTTATCGTCTTTATCACGGTCATAAATCCAAACAATCACCATCAAGATAATATACACGATATGTGTCGCACCGAATGCGAGCTGACGAAGCGGTTTTTGCTCATCTTCGGTTTTCATGTCATCGAATAAGTATTTTTCGGGCGTTTTGTTATTGTTGGCTGTCTTGAATTTCTCTCGAAGCGCCGCGACGCCACCGGCAACAGCAACAATCGCGATGATTGCGTATATGATGTGAGCAGTAGGTGAGTTCAGATTCGCCATCACACCGCCAGATGCGACGGTCTCTGCGCCACCGCCCTGATTCACGAACTCGGCATCAATCTTATATACATAATACACTATGGCAAGAATAAGAATGACAAAGGATATGGTGAGTAATAACACTTTAATGAGCTTACCGATTGCGCCTACTTTGGCTTCGTTGATTCCGGTGGGTTCGTCCGGGGTAGTGGAAGCGGAGGCAGCGGTGGCGGCAGCAGCAGCTGCAACGGATGCGTTTTGATGAACCGATGTTACACTCGCAGGTGTCGGCGGAGTTTTGTCTGTGGGAAACATACGAAGATCGATGTCGCCAGCGTTCCAGTCCCAGAATTTCAGCTTGTCCAATTCTTCGTTGCGTTTATTTATGAATTCTTGAATACCTGATAAGGACGCGATACTGTATATACCTGTGCGGAACAATACGACCAATAACCATGGAACTAGATATACGATTGTCAATAACTGACGCAGCCATCGTTTCAAAAAGAACTCTTTTTCGAAATCTTCATGCACACCATCTGAGAAGATATGATAACCGGTTGGTATTGCGCAAATCGCGAGAAGGACGACGAATGTGATTGCCCACCCCCAATTCTCCGGAATAACAGGTAAAGACGCACCACTCTTCGCCTCCTCTGCCGGTTTTATTCTGGCCAGATAATCCCACCACCACGAGAGACCAATCACAAATACAGCGATAAACGCCAACACACCAATCCAGCCGCCCCGCGTGGGGTTCGTGTCATTTTTCTTGAACTGCCACACCTGAATCGACTCTGCGAATTTCAGCATCGAATCAAGACCACCCACATTCATTTCTTTCACCATCGGAAGCAATAAAATTGCGCACAATAAGAGGCCGACGATGATGACGATAAAAAATGTGTCGATGAGTTCTTTTACACGCGCAAACATATCTCCCGAAAATGTATCCGCAATCCAATCACTTGTTTTTGATGAAGTCGTTACACGTGTAAAAAGCACACTCACCCACATGATGATGAGAATCACCGAGAAAAAGGGAATCAGCGAAAACCATTTGGCGAAACGCACTTGTGTTTTTGAAGCACTACTCGTCTTTTCATCAATCTCCGTGAATATTTTATCCCAGTCCGTTGAAAGCATCTTATCGGCTTTCACCTTGTCTTTTATGTCCTCGTCAATATGATCAGAAACCATAAACATTTTACGGTAGGCATAAACAACGATAAAGAACCCGATCACAAATATGGATAAAAATGAGCTTACACCTACAACTGCTTTTACTGGCGATTTTGTTTGGTCCGACATGTTTTGAAGTCGTTCTTCGATTGCTTTATCTACTGCTGCCTCAAATTCTCCTGTATCGGCAAACGCATTCGGCGATTTCTTCTGAACTTCCTTTATTGCCTCTTGTCTCAACCGCTCATAATAAACGCTGTCCTTGTCGGCCTTGATTACATCTACATCCACGGACTTATTTGCCTCTTGATCCACGACGCCCCATGAAATCAAAACAAAAATCAAAAACGCAATCGGCAAAAACCCGAACGCACCTTTGAATACTTTCAACTTTTCGGTTTGTCCGAATAATATCAAGCAAAATACAATACCGATAATGATGTAAATGATACCATGGACTAAAAATGCTTTATCCTCGTAGGTCGAACCTTTTGCTTTTTGGTCATCTTTTTTTTCAAATCCAGGGCCACCAAGACTTTTAGATAAAAATAAACCGCCCGGCATAAAAATGGCCGCTAGAATCAACGCAATCACAGCGCTCAACGTTTTTATATCGGCGAGTTTCCCTTCACTTGCCAAGCTCCATAAACAATACCCGATTGCGATAAACACCGCGATTTGGAAAAATAAGCCGGTTCCTAACATGGCATCAGCACTCGTATTTGCGATACTTTGTTTGTATTCACCGGACGCTATCGTGTCGGCATTTAATTTACTACCTAAGTCACGCTTCATTTCGCTTCCGCGCACAACCAAAGGAATACCCACGATAATGAAGAGGATAAACAGAGGTATGCGTGATGCTGTGAAATTTTGAATAAAAGGAATTTTATCGGCGATGACCGGAATGTATTTGAACGCTATCAGTAAAAAATAGAGAAATCCGGCAATCAATAATAGCGAACCAACAGTAATGAGACCGGATGATGGGTCATAATCGGTGCTTCGTCCAGAGACATGAATGCTCGAAAATCCTAGCGCGATACCAAGCCCGAATACTACGACGGCGATGCCGATACCTATGACATAATTACGCGTGCTTATGTTTGAAAAATCGATAGTGTCGGCAAGTTTTGGCATAAATGTGGGAGGGGTGCTACTATTTTCGAGTTCAAGAAACTTTGATGGGGAAAAATAATGAATAAACGTAACAAATACGAACGCGATGACGAGTGTCGCGAATACATGCCAATTATGTTTTAGTAGGTCAGATGAAACCATGCTAATAAATACGATTAGAACGAGAATAATAATCGGAAGATAATCCAGCAACTTTTTGATATGGAACGTTTCTTGGATCGTCTCAACCTTATTTGATTCTTTTTTACCTTCTAGACTGTCTAATTTATTTATCGTTGCGGCTGCGGCCGCGGTTGCTGCTGATATTACACTAACGGGAGGGGCCATTTATTTCTTTATATCCTCCTTATACGAACAACACCCAGTTATTATTATAGGATATAAAAATGTGATACTCACTACGATATTATAAAAAGGACATCGCGGTCTTTTTTCCATGACAGTCTCGACATAAAGCGACTAAATTATCGATGTGATTGGAACCTCCATGTTCTAAGGCAATTACGTGATCCACTTCAAACCAAGCGGGAAGCTGGCGCTGACAATCACCACATTTCCAACCCTGTTGTGCGGCGACGTACTTCTTCTTTGTTTCACTTACGCTACGCTTGCTAGAATTTTTGCCGGAGTTGAGCAAGCGTCTTTCTGCGGGGGTTCCTTCCCCCAACGACGGCCGTGCTATTGGTTGCGCGGTTCTTGCGCCCATCGCACTATTCATAGCTCCACCTACCCCCCCGCCCATAGCACCGCCCATCGCACCACCGTCGTGGGGGGGCGGAACCCCCGTCATATCAAAAAACGGCGTTATCATATCCGCTGTCCCCTTACTTATCGGCATATACTTGATGATATCATTCGCATGAAACAACAATTGCCTAGAGTTATCTGGATTGCGGCGTAAAAACAGGAAGAGTGAGAGACCAATGAACCCGAATGTCGCCATCTTAATCCACTTCTGATTGCTTTGAAACATTTTCAACGGCTGACCATCATAGTATGTATTCACGATAAGAACTGCTGTAACGATGAATACGATGTATTCGGGTTTTACCATATCATATAATATTTATTAAATTTTATATAATACATCTAAAATAATGTGATTATTTTTTATACCGACGCGTCTTGGTAGCGCGTCTGTTTTTGCGTAATTTTTTACGCGAATCAAATCTCTTACGGTTACGGTTGCTTCCGCCAGATGATTTCCTTGGACCACCAAGATTAAGTTTTTCAAACTCTTGAGGGAGATTCTCATAAGATGCCCTGGCTGTTGCTGATTGAAAAA